GTCCCAATCTTCTGTGTTGTACCGTGTCTTGTGCATCAATGACACCGTACCAAAGGCGGTATTAAAAGACTTCATACCTAGTGCCTTCATCTGGTCTTTAATAGCAAAGCGAACTTCATCTTGCTGTGCTTTTAAAGTTTCAACTTTGTTGTCGTACTCTTGCGTTAGCTCATCGATTTGCATTTTAATTTTACGGTGCACTTTAACGAGCGTATCAAGTGGAATAACGTCATCCGTCATTTGCTTCTCCTTATATTATTTTGTCTACAGTTAGACATTTTACAGACTACAAAAACATTTGCAACAACTTTTTAAGATTTAATTTCAGCCATGAACAAATTAGTAAGAGATGTATTATCGTCAACTTTATTTTCTAAATCTTTAAATCGTTTCTTTTCAATTGGGCTACCTTGTATGTGGATAACAGTAACTTTATCGGAGTCTTGACCTTTACGATCAGCACGTGCGATACATTGGATATATTGTTCAACAGACATCAATGGTCCATAAAAGACAACAGTGTCAGCAGCAGTTAGCGTGATGCCATGCGCAGATGCTTGTGGTTGCATAACTAATACACGTGGGTCTGTTTCATTTTGGAAACGTCTAATCGTATCTGCGCGTTTGCTTGGCGGTATGTCACCATGTATGCACTCAGTAGCTATGTTCTTTTTTGTTAAGTGTTTATGTATCGTATCGATCGTGCTTCGGAACAGTGCGAATATAATAACTTTGCGTGATGTTTCATTTAGTATTTCTTCCAGTACTGCAAGTCGTGGTGCTGAATCAAACTCAATTACTTCTTTGTTATCTGTGTATGCTGCACCGCATGATATCTGTAGCAACTTGGAAACACCTGCCGCTGCATTTATTGCAGTTATCGTTTCGCCTGCTGCTTGTACCATCATGCGTTCTTTCAACAAGTTGTAGTACTTAGCTTGCTGCGGTGTCAACGGCACGTCACGTGTCATTGTTATCACTGGCGGTAGATCAAGACACTGTTCTTTAGTGAAACGTATAGCAGGTTGTAAGGCAGCATGAACCTCAGCCGCTGCGCTTGCTTTCGGAACCCACTTGAACTGCGTAACCTTATTCATTACCTTGTCACGCCAACCAGTAAAGAACTTAGGCACACCATCAGGATTAACTAAACGAGCCAGACCATACGCATCTTCAGGTGACTGTGATGCAGGTGTACCCGTCATCATCCATAGGTGTGTGCCCGCATGCAAGATAGACTTCAGTGCCTTCCAACGTTTCGTTGACATCGTCTTGTATGCGTTTGCTTCATCAACAATAACTAAATCAAATCGACCATCGTTGTTGATCTCATCGGCAATTAAATTCAAGCCATCGTAGTTAGCGATAACAAACTCATAGTTCTGTTGCACCATCTCAATACGACGTGCTGCTTGGTAGTGATGTGCAATGATTGCAGAGCGATGAATGATGCTGTTGTTTAAATCATTTAACCATGCTGATTGCATGATCGATAGTGGACACAGTATCAAGCAGCGACGTACGTCGCCACGATCCATCAAATAGTCCGCTGCCCAAAGTGCTGAGAGCGTTTTACCCGTGCCCGGTTCCGAAAACACAAATGCTTTTTTATTGAGCGTAAGGAACGAAGCTGTTTCCATTTGATGCGCCATCGGTTTGTACTTGCCCGGCCACGCGTAGCGACGCGTAATCGGCGATGGGACATTCTTGACCCCAAGATTTTTAAGTACACGTGCTTCATCTAACCCCCAGTAAACAGCAATCTCTGATGTGCCATCTTCAAACTCATTAACAACTTTATGCTTCGGTATCACATGATACTTAGCAGGGTTGCGAGTGCGAAACAGCAACGCTTTATCATCTATTATTTGCACTTGCTTCTCCGTTATTTATTATCACTACGATTTGCTTTAACACTGCGGACACGTAGGTTACTGCGTGTGGTTGTACCACCACTTCTCATTGGCTTCTTGTGGTCAACATCTTTACCATCGCCCTTCTGTACTGCGCCTTCTGCTTCCATCATGCGTCTGGCTTTTACTCGTCCTGCACGTTTCTTAATCTGTTCAGGTTGTCCCTGATAATTGTCATACTCTTTTCTATAATTACGTGTTGCCATCATTAACTCCTTGGATGATATTCACATGTTGTAACCGGACACCACGGACATAGTGGTGACGACTTTGGATTCCATATACCGCTTGCATGCGCTTGTTCAATGCGGGCAACGCGTTCCCGATAGTCCCACCACAGCGGGTCTTTCTCATCTACGGTTAGTTGATACTTGACCATGTCATTCTTAATCACAAACAAAAGCGCAGCATTAACTTTTCTAATGTGCGGGTGATGCGCAAACACCATCAAAGCCATAAGCTTTAACTGCTCTCGATCAGGGTATTTGTTGTTTCCAGTTTTGTAGTCAACCACCCAAGCCGTCAGGTTGTCATCGTCTACAATTAACAAGTCAGCGATACCACGTACCCAAACGTCTTTTGATTTCCAATCACATGGTTGCAGATCAACAGTCAAAGCCATTTGCTGTTCGCATAGCTTTCGTCCGGGCTTCTTAATCAATGCGTCAAGCATGTCCTTAGAGAAAGCAAACTGTTCAGGCAGTGGTGTGCCGTCACGTATGTATAACTCAGCGGCAGTGTGATACTCCTTGCCATATATCGTTGCTTCTGTGTCCTTGAACGGATGACGTTTAAGTACCTTGACTTCGTGATACCGCCTAGCACAACCCTCATAGTCTTTCAAAGAGCTGTGCGACCATGTGACTGTCGTCATTAAAACCTCGCAGATTTAAGTGCGTCTTGTAGACGGTTAGCAAACTCAGTGACAAACTCTTCATCAGCGTTGAGTCGGTGTCTGCCCATGTCATACAAGATGCCATGCACTAACTCGTGATAAAAAGAATTGTCTAACTCTTTTTTCTTGTACGCTTTGCCTGTCACATTACTTTTCTTACCAATCATAATGCGCTTGTCGTCGTAGAAGATGCGGGACATATCTGCTTGACGCATCATTGTCTCTACTATGTCGATCGTGTACATCTTGTTGCCTATGCGTATCTTGCGTGGTATTGCAGGTTGCGGTCGTGTTGCTGCTTTCGGTTTTGTCATTTGCTTCTCCTTTAATTTTTAGCCAAGCCATAACGCCTATGTGTACCACCATCTGCGTTCAATGGAATGCCTTGCATATACTTCGGTTCCATAGTCATCTGCGCCAAGACCCAGTTTAGGGCATCAGCGGCTTCTTCTTCGGGTACACATACAATCTGCTCATCATGTACGGTTCCCACGACAGGGTATCTTTTCGATACTCTGAGCATTCCATCAGTCATTACGATACGTGCGACAGCTTGCGTAATGTTGTTCGTTATCTTACCTGCGTATAGCTTAGTCTCATCGTCACCGTACACAAATTGTGTGCGGCCTTTATCGTCTAGTACAGTGCGTAAGTTTGGATACAGTAGCTTCATTCCGTTGGGCAACTCGATCTCGCCCTTGCGGAATACAACGCATTTATACCTGAATTCCTTGCCCCCGTAAAGGCTCGATGCCAACAAGTCGCTGCACATTTCCCAAAAGCTAACAACCGGATGGGCTGTTGCTCTATAGATATCTATTATCTTTTTGGCAGCACAGCAGTGAATAGCCAACTCCAACTCTGTACAGGTGTGCGGTATCTCTTCCATCTTCTTAATGTTCTCGTCCCATGACAGGAAGTGCTCTACGTAGTCCGGTGTGATACCTAGCTTCTTGGCAAAGCCCTTATCGTACATGACAGGTGGCGCACCCAGAAAGCCCGTCAGAAGCTGCGCTGCGAACGATGCCCAACCCATGCCATACCCACACCCTAGCAGTGCTGATTTAGCCGACTGACGCAGGTCTGGATGGCTTTCCTTAGTCAGGTTAGGGATGTTAAACATCTGTGCCCCAAAGGTAGCGTAAGCATCGCCCCCTGCGCTGAATATACCAAGCAGGTCATCGTAGTCAGACAGCCATGCCAGTACACGCGGCTCGATCTGAGACAAGTCACCAACGACTAGGGCATGTCCTTCGGGAGCCATGATCGCCTTCCGTAGAAACGATCCACGCTTAAGGTTCTGCATGTTGATGGCACTACCTTTGGATGCAGTCCATCGCCCTGATAGCGCACCATAATATGAGAGTGGTACTGGTAACGCTCCTCTGGTGGATATGTCCAAGAAACGCTGTGCCCTTGTGCGTTCGGTTGTTGACTTGACCTTGAGCCTAGCCTCGCATAAGAGCGCAACATCTTCTCGTGCTCCGTTGAGTAGTGCTTGAAAGAGAGCATCGTTCTTAGCAAGCGCAAGCGTTTGCTTACCCGTCGTCTTACTCGTCTTGTATGGAATTGCACATCCCATATCAGCCAGAAGAGACGCAAACTTAGGGTTACTCGCCAGTGTCGTATCGTCCACGTTAAGTCGTTCCAGTAGGGCTTCACGCTTAGTCCTTTCGTCATCAATCGCATCCATGAGCATAGGCGCATCGAGTAATAGTTTAGGTTGGGTGTACATCTTCAACGTCATATCAATCAAGCGTAGCTCTGATGCAGGGTAGCCCTTTACCAAACGCTTAAAGATTTCTTCACATAAATACACATCATGCGCACAGTAAGCCGCAAGTTCATTCTCTATCTCAGGCGTGAGCGTCGTGAGGCCGTCCGTGCTATGTACTGCCTTTCCTTTCGGTGGTAACTTGAAATCTTCAGCAAGTCGAGCAAGACTATTCCCAACCTCAACACCCCGTAAAGCGCGAGCCATAGACAGAGTATCGAAAATGAAACAAGGGTGGCAACCATATACCCACTCAAGAATAGAAACATCAAACTGAGCATTGTGTGCGAGAACAGCAGTATTAGCCCAATCCACTCGAGCCAATCTTTTAGCGAGAGTCTGTCCTGAATACCAATCACCTGCGGGTTCGTCCAAGTCCTTGATGACTGCACCGAATACCTTAAATTTGTCATTGCGTATGTACTCCTCTGTCGTTAGCTTAGATAGCGTATAAGATTTGCTGTCCCAATAAGTTTCAAAATCAATCACTAATATAGTTTTATAAGGTTTGCTCAATTAAACTTCTCCTTCGGTGGTGCGTCACGTGTCGTAATAAAGTGGAAGTATTCAGCAGCAGCTAACAACATGCCTGTGCCATCCATGTCATTACAGTTTGCAGAGATAACACTTGATGCGGTGCTATCGACTGCTTTGTAAACAAGTATGGCTTGCATGGTTGGGTTGTCGCCATAACACTGCACCAGTATTTCAAGTGCGTCTCTGAAGTGCTTCTTCTGCTCATTGGTTAGCGTGTCTAAGTACGACATAAATTCTTCGCTCTTCATTGATTCAGGCATGTCAGTATCTCCTTGAGTGCTTCGAGATTATCTTCACGGGCAACGTACGTGACTCCCCCTGCTTCCGTGATACGCGCAAGCTCTCGATCTTGTAGTGCTGTCGTAGTTCCTTTGCCCGCTTTGCACTCGATAGCAACGTATCGACCACGACAACAACCAATAAGATCAGGGATGCCAGCACGACCATACCCATTAGCTGCGGGTGCGAAGTAATAGATGTTGAGTTCATCAAGAATTTTCCTCACTTGTTGTTTGACTTTCGCTTCCGGTGTCATTCAATAGCTCCTCATATTCATCTTCAGTCATGATGTGTTCGAACGTGAAGAATCTAAACTCACAGGAAGCGCACCTGCGTTTGCGTATTACACCGTTTAAATGTACGTGTCTGCTGTCATAGATGAATAGCTTTCTATGAAAGCAATGTGGACAATTCATTCGTTCTCGCCTAACAAAATAAGTTTATGAATAGCGAATGCTGCTATGGCACACAGTATAGCCGTCCATAACAGCGCTCCCGATAACATTAGTATGAATGATATGTAGCTCATCTGTTCCCCTTTCTTTTCAACCTATTTTCTTTTGCCATCTGGCTGCGCTTTTGATACATACGTTTTCTGTTCTTAGCTATTGCTTCATCTTCAGGCGTTAACCATTCCGTTTTGTTTTGATGAAATATCCACGCATTAAAATACGTGTGCATGAACGGGTTAGTAAAGTCAGGCGCAAGACCAAAGTCTGCTGTGTATGACGCAATAAATTCATTACGACACGCTTCTGACACCTTAGTTAAAAACATTTTCTTCTTAGCTAAGTCACGCTGCATTGCCTGTTCTGGGTCTGCAGCGCCACTTAAAACTTTCTCAGTTGTTTGTCTCAAACGGTTCTCCAATCATTCGTTTAGTGTTAAACAGCTCTTTATGTTGGGGGTAAGTTTGCTGCCAGTGCCTAGCGTAGAACGCAATGTATCCATTGCTGATCTTGTAATCTTCGCCAGTAGTGACAAGGTAAACTTCCCAACGTATACGATTAATGATTAGCCAATGGCTGATCTTTTTGTGCCGCTTGTTCACAGCTTCAAAAGAAAACTTCTGGAAATATTCCCATATCATTGGGTTTTCTCTATGGAAATCCTCCCACTCAGCCTTACGTTCTTTAAACGTTATAGGCTTTTTCATTACGCATCCCCAAGCATAGCTTTGATCTTTTTATGCAAGACCAAAACGTCAGCAAAAGAAAGTGTTGATAGTAGCTTGTCCGCATCAAAGCTAGACTTTGCAGGCGCAGGCATGGGCTTAGGTATCACTGGCGCATCTTGAATCTTTAACGCTGCAATGCCTTCTTTTACTGGTCTGCCTGATTTGCTTGACGCTGCTTTGATACGTTTCTTTTTCTTCATCTTGATGATTGCGCTGCCGTTCTTGATTGGTCTGTACTCTTTGAACATCGTACTGACACGACCTTCTTCATCAGCTACCGCTATGTCACCACGTACCATTTGACTCACCAGTGTGCTCACCGATGATGCGTTGTACCCTAGCTTGGAGAGTTCGTTTGTGATCTCTACCTTAGTCTTATTCGGGTTGTCACGCACATAAGCAAACGTTGCTCGTGATACGTTCGTGGTAACTAAGTTCTTACCTTTGTTTGATTCTTCTTCGTCCCACTGCTTAACTACTGCGTTTAATTGTGCATTGTTTTGTGTGTCCATTTGTTTCTCCTGTGATTGTTTAAGTGCGTTTTGTAGTGCTTGTCTAAAGTCTTGCATAGCTATAGTCTCCAAAAAAGATAATAGATATATCCAAAGAAAAGAATGGCGAGCACTGTCCCGAGAATGATGTCTCGTATACCTTGCAAACTATTGTCCTCTTTGTTTAACAGCGCATCCTGTATCAAACTAGAATCCTCATCGGGTTGAGGTACAGGACGTTGATAATACTGCCCGATCTTCACTTTACCAGTGTCAACAAAGCGTTCTGGTGTTGCTTCGTGTACCACTTTCTCGACCACTGGCTTTGTTTTTTTGCGCCTAGCCATAAGCGTTTACCTCCTGAAAAGAAATATAAACCACTACATCTAGTGTGTCAAACTAAAACTTACTGACCTTATCTATTGGGAAAATGTCCGTCACGATATGGTTAGGGTCGTAGATAGACCAACGCTTCGCATGATGCGAGCCTTTGTAATCCCATATTGCGAATGGTGAACCGTCCACATGGCATCGCCATGAGTTAACGACCTTGTCAGGGTCGTCCTCCACGTTGGGCGCGAAGCCCAACACATCTTCAATATCTTCTTTGCTCATGCCCTCAAGACCACCAGTGCGGTGGCTTGAGAACCATGTATCAGTAGGTGTGATGTGTCTTATCATTTCATTCTCCTTGTGTGATATGTATTACGTGCCAATCGAGTTCGCGCAACACACGCTCGATGCCTACTTCCTGCAGCCCATCAATCACGTACGCTGTTTTGTTTTCATGATCGATCTTGATCATCGCACCGCTACGTGGTACTGCCCACGTACCGCCCTGCTTGATGTGTGAGAGTGTGCGTCTTGTCCACTCTTTTGCGTTCTGCATACCTTCTTCTGTGTCTAAGTCATAGTTCATTCTGTTACCTCCTCTATTGCGTTAATGTAGCCATAGCAAAACATAATGCGAGCATCATCGCTTAGTCCACTAAAGCCGTTCTCTTCTTCCCACTCATAGAAAGCAGCGTTTGCTTTCGCCCACAGTTCATCATACTTG